GCTGAGCTGGCTATCGGCAATTTCTATGACGAAAATCTTGGTGATTGTTGGGGTATTGTCGCTCCGAATATTGTTGGTACTTTGCTTGCCGGCAGCAACCTTGTTATTGAAAGTGCAAAGCAGGATGGCGGTGTTGCTGTATTCAAGATGGACGCAGAGGGTTGTGTGTTGCACAATAGTACCTTCAGCGTTACAAGCGATAATACCAATTCGCACATCTTGATCGATCCCGAGCATGGTTTTATGATTGGCAAATATCCTTTGATTAAAGCTGACGGGACGATTGATAGCAGCAAAAAACTGTTCTATGCAGACACCAAAGGAAACCTAACGCTTGTCGGCACAATCTACGCAAGTGCAGGAGAATTTACTGGTCATATTACCGCGACGAGTGGCTATATCGGTCAGCCGTCACAGGGTTGGACAATCAGTAGTAGTGCTATCTATAACGGGAAGTCCTCGTATTCTGGCACTGCACAGGGTATCTATATCGGCACTGATGGCATTTCTCTTGGCAACGCATCGAATTACATTCGCGCAAGTAAGAGTGGCTATTTGTATGCCAATAATGTCAGTATTTCTGGTCATATTACCGCGACGAGTGGCGAGATCGGTGGCTGTGAAATTGAAAATGGCACGCTGAAGGTTGGCAATGCAAATATCACCAGTTTGAATGCAAGCAAGATTACTGCTGGCACAATGTCTGCCGACAGAATCAGCGGTGGTTCAATTGATGCGTCCGATGTTACTATTACTAATCTGAACGCAAGCAATATCACATCCGGTACGATCAACGGCAATAACATCAATGTGACCAACCTGAGTGCAAGCAACATCAAGAGCGGTACTTTGAACTGCAACAATATTACCGTAACAAACCTGAGAGCCGACAGTATTACTGTTGGTAAGATCAGCGCATCTCAGATCAATGGTTTGCCTGCAAGTCAGATTACCTCTGGTCAGTTTAACACACAGAGAATTCCCGAGCTTAGCTGCAGCAAGATTACATCTGGTACATTCGATCCTGTTCGCATTCCGAATCTTTCTGCTGCCAAGATTACATCTGGCACACTCGATGCAAGCAAAGTTACTGTTAAGAACCTGAGCGCCTCCAGTATTACCACAGGCACACTTTCCGCAAGCAGAATTAGTGGTGGTACGCTGTCTGGATGTTCGATTAGCATCGGTGACTTCTATGTCAATAGTGCTGGGCGCGTTGATTTTGGTTATGTACAAACGCTTAAGATTTATGGGTACTGTTCAACAAGAGGCTACGCTACATACACTGGCATTTCAGACTCTATCCCATATATGAACAATACCATCGATCAGTTCCTTTTGCATATTGTTAAAGGAATTGTTGTTGGCTACGGAAATAACTAAAGGAGCGTTTTATGAAAGCAGAAGTCTTAATAAAAGAAGTGCGGGAAAGCAACCAAAAACTGTGGGATTCTTATCAGCTTTTTCTTAGCACAAATGGTGAACAGGGTATTAACTGTTTTACACCAGATAAGATGAAGCGTTTGCTTGAACGCACAGATAAAGAAATCATTGAGGCAGGTATTGCTAAGGGCGTTGTTATTGAAGACGCCGATATATACCTGAATACCTAATGTATATGAACGAAAAGGAGAAAAATATGAGACAAGACAAAATCAACAGAGCTTTTCCCTCTCTTTCTAAGCTGAGAGACTTGAGCCTGCCTGTCAAAAAGGCGCGTGCAATTTATAAGCTGTATGTTGCTATTGAAGAGGCATACAACTTTGCGGCAGAAGAAGAGAAGAAATATCTCATTGAGTTTCATGGAACTCTGATGCCTGATGGAAGTATTAACTTCAAATCGCAGGAAGATTGCGAGGCGTTTAAGGCGAAGTTCGATGAGCTGTGCGGTATTGAAACCGAGGTGGAGTTTGAACCCGTTGTTTTGACGGATGATGATATCGGAGATCAACCGATTACACCTGGAGATATTTTCAATCTGGAGGGCTTTGTCATTTTCGAGTAAAGCAATAGGAGGTGAACTATGGCTTTTTGGGGCACCGAGTTTATTTTTGACGGTATTCCCTGCTCCGAATTTGGGCTTATGGTTTACCATTTCGGCTCAAACGGTCAGGAAGATGTCAGCTTCCAGAACGGAGAGATTGTGGAAGATAGAATTCCGGGGCGATACGATGCGTTGACTTATGGTCTGGTTCAAAACCAGTCCCTTGAATATACGCTTGTGTTTGGTGCCAATATGGAATCCATTGACGCAAATGAAAGCATTGACCGGTATGAGGTCGAGACGATTGCAGCGTGGCTCACAGGCCACAACGCACGAAAATGGCTTACAATCATTCAGGATGATATGGAGTCATTTCGTTATAAATGCTTCATCTCTGAGCTGAAGCTGATTACTTACGGTGATATGCCTTGGGCATTTTCGTGTAGGGTGAGTTGTGACTCGCCGTTCGCCTATTCTCTGCCTGAGGAATATTCGTATACCGTCAATGGCGATGAACAGTTTATCCTGTTTAACAGAAGCAGCTTCAATGGTTTTTATAGACCGAAGCTTGAAATCGCCATTCATGGTGGGAACAGTGTTTCTATCCAAAATCTGTCCGATGGTAACCGTACATTCCAATTTACATCTCTACCGGGCAGTAATTCCTTAGTAATCTATGTGGACAACAAGAACCAGGTAATTACCAATAACATGGACTTGAACCTATATCCTTACTTCAACATGAAGTTCATGCGCCTTGTGCATGGTGACAACATACTGAAGATCAGCGGAAATGCAACGGTCAAGTTCATTTGCGAATTCCCTGTGAACATTGGGGGGTAATGACGATGCTATATAAGATGTATAGTCTGCCTGAGATTCGGTTTGTGGGCGGCTCCTCTGAAGACCTGCAGTTTAATATGTACTACGATGAGGAGAAAACCAAACCGTTCAATCTGTTTGGCGGCGAAGCGAACTTTTCAATCGTCAACTTTATTAACAAGAACAGCACTCCACTGGTGTCCAAGGGAATGGAGATCGGCATGAATGATGCTGAAACGCATTACAATGTTGTTCGTGTTTCTCTGGAACCTGCCGATACTGTGGATCTGTTTGGAAAGTTCGTATATCAGATCACACTGAAGGATATTGACGGGAATGTTGATATTCCCCATCAGGGTATTATTAACATTCACAACAATATCGACAAAGCTTTTACAAAGCGAAAGAGTAATTAACAGGAGGGAACTTGAATGAATACTACACATTTTCTTAATCGCGTAGCGGGCAACCTGTTCAGAACGGAGACTTCCCCCGCTATTCCTACCGAATACTACATCGGTCTCAGCACTACTGAGCCCACAATGTCTGGCACCAATGTCAGTGAACCCTCTACAAGCGCCGGCTATGGCCGCGTGCTTCTGGAGAACCTGAGCGCACCTGTCAACGGTGTTGTTACAAATACCGCTAACATTAACTTTGAGGAGAGCACAGCAAGCTGGGGTACTGTTACCCACTTCGTAATTTACGATGCAGAGATCAACGGCAACCTGCTGATGTATGGTGCCCTGTCCACACCTCGTGTGGTCGAGGCTGCTACCGTTATGACGATCCGTCAGGATTATCTGCGTCTCTCTGCACAGAATCCCGCTTAATCTTTAATGTAATGGAGGGTCGCTGATGAAATCATTTGATATTTTAGTGGATGGGCGTCTCATTCAAAGCGACCTTATCGTTGTCAATCTTCCGGTTCGCAACGACATTGCAGCATATTACTGGCTGAATATTGATAGTAAGCTGATCAATCACATTATCGCTGAAAAGGCGGTGTCACCTGCAGAAAATACAGGCGGCATCGCCTTAGATGCGAGTGCTGACAGTGTTGTCGCAAAATATGAAATTGTTGACGCTTACCCGATTGTGCTTGATGCCAATGCCGAATTTAAGGTTCTTTTCCCGCTCAGTTTGGAAGAGAACAAAATTGAGATTCAGCAAGAGCTGCAAGAGGTTTCGCAAAAGATCGAGCGAGTATCCTTGCCGATTTCTATTGGCGCAAACGATATGCTTGCTATTATGCCTCTGAAAACAATTGGTAGTGTGGAAAATGCTATCAATTTTGATGTGGTTGCAAGCGAGGTTAAGAATTCAATCATTGATGGTAAAAATGGGTATCATGGTGTGTCGATTGGATCGTCTCTAACTGATCCGTTTGTTACATATTATGAGCAGGCAAACAGTGGCGTAATGTTGGGGGCAGAGGTACAGAGCCTAAGCTACCTTCTCCATATGAGACTGATACAAAGTGATGTTAGCATTGGGGTTGAGCCAATTGATTTTGATCTGTATCGTTCTCTTGGCAAACTGTCTGCAAGAATTGCGATTGGTGCAGAAGCGCCTTTTGTTGTTGAGTTCTTTACAGATGCAGAAAGTTCAATGGAGTTTCTTTCTGCGGTGGAGACATTCCCGTGTAAACTGCTTAAACCTGAGGCTGGCGTTGTGTTGACTTGTGTCGGTTCTGCAGTATTGCGGCGTATGCGAACACTTGCTGATATTGACGCTTTTGGCGCACTTGCCGACATTGATGATATGATTCTCGAAGATATGTACTATGTAGACATTGAAGAATAAAAGGGGTGAACCGCGTGGCTAAGGACACGCAGACTGAATTACAGGTAATCGTTCTCGCCAAAAGGATGATGAAACATAGCATCTCTATGGCAAACAATCAGAACAGATTCCCTAAGAAATACCGTTTCTCACTGGTAAACACCATACAGGATGATGCGCGAAACATTGTGCGTTATCTGCTTATGGCTAATCATATGCATACAGGAGATCCTGAGCAGCTTCGCAAGAGATTGGAGTATCAACTTGAAGCGATTTGTTTATGCGATCTGCTTTTGCTGAACATTGAGATTGCCTTGGATGAACATTGCATTGGAGACGATAACTGCGAATACTGGGCTCGTCTTGTGATGGATGTGAAGCGTATGGCAACCTCATGGAGAAACAGTGATATGAAACGATACCACAACATACACCCGTGTGCTTGATGTAGGCACACGGATTTTTTGTATGCGGGTATGCTTTGTTGTATCTTTTACGCTCCCCGAACTCTGGCAACTCGTACAATGTGCGTTGCGTTAATCGCGATGGCGATATCAGCAATGCCTATGCTTACAACGATTATATGGGGGTGCGCCCAGCTCTGATAAGCCAAGGTGAGACTGAGTAGGCTTGTGCCGAAAACAATGCCGTATTATCAAAGGAAAGCATATCCGGTCTCGTGAGAACGAGATAAACACATGAGTGTCGATGCAAGTGACTTACGAGCCAGGAGCTACACACGGCACAGAAAACGGGATGAAAGGTTTATGTACAAAGAAGTATATGATTTCGCAAAACTGCGACAAGGCTTCTACGACGCAAAGCACGGAAAATTCCACAACCCTGCGGAGAATAAGTTTGAAATTAGGCTACTCGAAGCATTGGTGATTTTATCCGACAGGTTGCGTGAGAAGACCTATGTCCCAGATAAAACAACGAGCTTTAAGGTGTACAGTCCAAAGGTTCGTGATGTTGAGACCAATTCCTTCAAGGATAAGGTTGTTCTGCATTCTCTTTGTGACAATGTGTTGTATCCTGCAATTCAACCAAGCTTTATCTACGACAATTATGCTTCGCAGAATGGTAAAGGTAGGGCGTTCGGGTTAGATCGTCTGGCGGGATTTATGCGACATTATTTCTTTTCTCGCAAAGCAAAGCATGAGCGGGAATTGCGTGATGCTGGCCTTCCGCCAATAAATGTTGAAGACGGCCATTATGCGGATGGTTGGGTCTTGAAATGTGATATACGAAAATACTTTGCCAACATCAAACACAATCTTGTAAAGGATGTTGTTAAACGGTATATCACCGATGAAGATACGCTATGGTTACTGGATACCGTGATCGATCAAGTAAAAGATCCGGGGCTTCCAATCGGTTTTCAGACAAGCCCACTGCTCTCTCTTCTGCTGTTGAATGACTTTGACCATATGGTTAAGGAAAGACTGCATATTCGGTATTACGGCAGATATGCAGATGATTTCTATCTTATCCACGAGGATAAGGATTATCTGCGATATTGTCTGAAAGAAATACGAAAGTATCTTGCTGAGTATGGTCTTGAGCTGAACGAGAAAACGCAGATATTCCCATTGAAAAATGGGATAGATTTTCTGGGTTTCCACACATATATCACCGATACGGGAAAAGTAGTTCGAAAGATCAGAAAGCGCAGTAAAGACAACACAAGACGCAAGCTGAAGAAAATGAAGAAGAAGCTTGATGCCGGACAAATCACAATGGAGAAAATCGACGAATTCTATACAAGCTGGCGTTCTTATGCTGCAGGTGGAGACACCTATCACCTGTTACAAAAAATGGACGCTATTTATAACAGCTTATTTAATCAAACAGAAACTGGGGGTGAAACTAATGTTTTATATTAAGCTGGACGAAAATATGGATCTTGTGACGACAGTACGCGAGCCTCTGTTTCGCGGTGATAATCTGAATCGCAAGCTCGTATATCTGATCCCTCTGACGGTCGGCGATATCGATATGCTGACCGCTTATGTATATCTGAACTACATTCGCGCTGACGGTGTAGCGGATGTGGCTGTACTGGAACGCATGGAAGAGAAGTATAACGAAAGCTACTATCAGTACACCTTCCCTGTTACCTGTAAACTGACAAAGTATCCCGGCGAGGTTTGTACATGGATGCAGATCTATACTGGCACACCGTCTAATCCGTCCATCCAGAAGACTGGCGAGTGTATTCTCCAGATTCAAGAGTCTAAAAACATTGATGATTACCTGTGCGACCATCAGGTGACTGCGATCTATCAGCTTCAGAAGCAGATTGAGGGTGGCGGTTCCAGTGGCGATACCGGTGATACTCCCGACTGGGAGGATATGGATGGCACTCAAACAGAGGATACATCCACACCTGACTGGGAGGATATGGATTCTTCTACATCGGGTTCTGAGGACGCAACTTGGGATGAGATGTAAGCATACAACGCCGATGCAGAGTGTCGGCGATGTAATAAATAAATGAGATAGGAGGTAAATATGGCTAAAGTAAGATATGTACAAGGCAAAAAGGCGTCTTACCTCGCTCTTAGCAGCTATGATCCTTTGGCTCTGTATTTCTGTACTGATACCAACGAGCTTTTTAAGGGCGATCAGCTCTATAGCGATGGTGTCCGTATTGTTATGAACTATGCAAGTCTGCCCGAGTTCAGTGTGGCTGCAGACGGTATTCTGTACTACTGCAAAGACAGCGGTGCGGGTTATGTTTTGAACGAAGAGCGCAATGGTTGGCTTGCTGTTATCCACGGCATTGACAACGAGACTATTGAGCTGAACGACAATGGTCTTATGGCTGTTGCGGCAGTACCTATTGCCAAGGTAACTGGTCTTGCTAAGGAACTGCAGCGTATTGAAGCAGTTGCTGTTGCTGGTGGTTCTGTTGCAACCGCTGAAACTGCGGGTATTGTAAAGCCCGGTAATGAGTTTTCCATTACTGAGGATGGCACACTCTCTCTGAGTGCAGTTGCTATCACTAAGGTAACTGGCCTTGAAGAGAGATTGTCTGCTGTTGAAGCGGCTGTTGTTGGTGGCATCCACTATCGCGGTGCAGTTGATACGGTTGATGATCTGCCTACCGATGCTTCTGAAGGTGACCTGTATGAGGTTCGTGCTGATGCAAGCGAATGGTGCTTTAACGGCGAGAAGTGGTTTGAATACGGCAAGACTGTCGACATCGACCTGTCCATCTACGCAGAAAAGGATGAAGTCCGTGCCATTGCCAAGATGGTAGACTACGAAATTTCTCACAAGCCCGATGGCGCACTCGTGAACTATACCGACGACGAGATTCGCGTCATGTGTGCTGCAGACACCGAATGGGCACTGCAGCAGTCTGGCGAGGGTGCTGATCCCAATATGTACTACATTGGCTTCAAAGCCTATGCACCCAATGATGATATTGTCAGCTTTAAGGAAGATTTGGCTGAGATTATCTCTGATGCCACAATGTATTATTTCGAGAATAACGAGTTCGCAGGAGTGGACGAGTTTGGTCGTAAATACAGCATTGTATGGCTCCCCGTAGCCGCATATGACGAAGCTTCTGACGCTTGGTCTTATTACGGTACAAAGTCTTCTGACGAAAAATATATCGGTTGGTACTATTCAGTAGAGTGGTATGATGCTGCCGGTGTAAAGGTAGCTACCGATACTATCCGAATCAATCTCACCAATGAAGATTGCCATACAAGTGTGGTGCCTTTCTATGTGGCGGATGTCAAGGCTGCTCTCGCTTCTCTGGAAGAGAGCATGACTTGGGAAAACATCTAATCTATCAAAATTTATTAGGAGGAAAAATTTATGGCTAATGTTATGTTTAAGAAAGGTCTTCTGGCTGGCCTGCCCTCTACTTATGCCGAGGGTACTTTCTATGTAACTACTGACGAGCGTGCCATCTATCTGGATGTCGATAACTCCACTCGTATCCGTCTGGGTGACTTCCAGGAGTTTGAGACTCTGGCTGCTCTGCAGGCAAATACCAACCCCAGCACTTCTGCTCTGTACTACATCTCTGGCCTGAATGTTCTGGCTAAGTGGAATGGCACTGAGTATGTTCAGATCAATCTGGATACCGGCGCTACCTCTTTTGAGGTTGTTGGTGATGGCAACGCTGTTACCGCAGTGTCCTATGATGCTACTACCCGCAAGCTGACCCTGACCAAGGGTGAGACTTTCGCTACCAAGGCCGAGCTGACCGCTCTGGACACTCGTGTTGGTGCGATTCCCGAGGGTTATACCGAGGAGACCATCGTTGCCTATATCAACAAGAAGGCCGAGGAGACCCTGAATGCTGCTTCCGGCGGTTCTTCTGAGTCTGCCGCTTCTGTTCTGGCTGCGCTGAACACCTACAAGGCTGAGAACGATCCCAAGGTTACCGACCTGCAGACCCGCATGACCGCTGCTGAGGGCGAGATCGACGCCCTGCAGGCCATTGACCACGAGGCTTACATTGCCGCTGACGAGCAGGTTCTGTCCGATGCTAAGGCTTATGCCGAGGAGCAGGCTGGCGCAGTTGACACCAAGCTGACTGAGGAAGTCACCCGTGCCAAGGCCGCTGAGGAGGCCAATGCTGCTGCCGCCAAGGCCGCTGACGACAAGGCTGTTGCCGCTCAGGAAGATGTGGATGCTCTGGCTGAGAAGGTCGGCGAGGTTCCCGCTGACAAGACTGTCGTTCAGATGATTTCTGACGCTCAGACTGCAGCTACTTACGACGATACTCAGGTTAAGGCTGACATTAAGGCTAACGCTGATGCCATTGATCTGCTGAACGACGAAGCTACCATTGAGGGTTCTGTCGACTATAAGATCGCTCAGGCTGTTGCCGCTATCATGGAGAATCCCGATGAAACCATGAACTCCATCAATGAGCTGGTGACTTGGTGCAATGACCACGCCGCTGATGCTCTGGAGCTGAGCAATCAGGTTTCTGCGAACAAGGATGACATCGCTGCTCTGGATGAGCTGGTCGGTGGCACTGCTGTCGCTACTCAGATTTCCGAAGCTATTGCCAGCGCTCTGAAGATCGACGGTGTTGATAAGTACGCTCTGGCTGCTGATCTGACCGCCGCTATCGCCCGTATCGCCGCCATGGAAGCAAAGGTTTCCAAGTGGGATGCCGCTGAGCAGAACGCCAAGGATTATGCCGATGGCCTGAACACTGCTATGGGTACCCGCGTTCAGGCTCTGGAAGAGATCGACCACGAGGCTTACAAGGGTTATGCTGACCAGGCTGAGGCCGACGCTCTGGCTGCTGCCAAGGAGTATGCAAACGGTCTGGATACCGCCATGGATGCTCGTGTCGATGCTCTGGAGGCCATTGACCACAACGCCTATGTTGCTGCCGACGCCACCAATCTGCAGGCCGCTAAAGACTATGCTGATGGTCTGGCTGGCAACTACGATGCTTCCGGTGCCGCTGCTGCTGCTGAGGCTGCTGCTAAGACTTACGCCGATAAGCAGATCACCGCTGCTCTGACTTGGGGTTCCTTTTAATTAAGGGTTCCATTTCATAAAATGACCGTTTGACGCACGGTGACATACAGTCTTGTGCGTGTATATAGTGGTCGATATTCGTTCTCACAGAGGTGGGGCGGGCGCAAGCTCGCTCCCCTCTTTTTATATTCTGACTGAAGAAATGGAGGAGGCTATAGAATGGCACTCTTTAAGATCCTTAAGGGCGACAGCTCTCGTATTGATATGAGCATCACCCCTTTTCACGATGGATACGCATACTTTACTCCCGATGACGGCGGTTTTTACATCGACTCTGAAGATAACGGCGAACAGAAGCGTATTCGTATCAATCCGCAGAACAGCGGCAGTAGCACAGCAGTAACCGCCACTCTGCTTGCATCTGGCTGGTCTGGAGGTCAGCAGACCCTGACTATTGAGGGCGTAACGGCTGACTCGAATGGCGTCATTGGTGTAACACAGGATATTACAGACGCCGAGATGGAGGCTGCTAAGAGCGCAGAACTTTATGTTTGCGCTCAGGGTGATGCCACTCTGACAGTAGCAGTCTTTGGTGAAACACCCACCTGTGACATCCCGGTTGTAGTTATCCTCATCGGTTAAGCAGGAGGTGTGTATATGAGCCAGACTGCAAATTACAATCTTCACTTGACCGACGATAGTTCAGAAAAGTTTCTGGACTGGCGCGAGAAAATGAACGGAACGAATGATTCCAACATGGTAAAAATCGACACGGCTCTTGGTGAAAAGGCAAATAACAGCGTTGCGATTTATGCGACCCTGCTTGCGACAGCTTGGGCTGGCGTTGATGCGCCTTATACACAGGAGCTTTCTGTAGAAGGTCTTACTGCAACACAGAACGGCGTTATCAATGTAGCACACGATGCGACTGCAGATCAGAGAGAAATTGCCCGCGAGGCAATGCTGTCTGTAATTGGGCAGGAGGACGGCAAGCTGACAATCGTTGCCGACGGTGAAATGCCCGAATTCGATATCCCTGTGTACATCATTCTATTAGGTTAAAAGGAGGGCGCAATAATGCCTATTTTGTCAAACTTTCCTGGCGGCAGCGGTTCCGGTGGCGGTGGACTGGCGCTCGCTGCTGTTTCTGATATTCAGACACTGGTTTCGTCCGGCAAGGTCTATGTGAAGTGGACTGACCCTGACGATCTGGTTGTCGCTGACTCTACCCTTGCGGCGTGGGGCGGCACTCTGCTCGTTCGCAAGGCAGGTTCTATGCCTGTAAGCCGTCGTGACGGTACTATCGTTCTGGATAGCACTACACGCGACCAGTATTCTGACGCATACTTCTGCGACAGCGGTCTGACCGACGGCGTTACCTATTACTATAAGTTCTTCCCTTATACCACTACCGGCACTTACACCGAAGATGAGGCAGATGAGTTTACCGCAACTCCTACCGCACAGGTTTCCGGTATTGATGCATGGCTTGTTACCGGTATGTCTGCTTCCTCTGAGGCTGGCGATGGTAAGATGACCATCAAGTGGACTGACCCCGCTGCGACCATCACTTCCGATGGCGTTACTCTGGCGACTTGGGGAAGCACTACTGTCGTTGTTAAGGCCGGCAGCTATCCTACAAGCAAGGATGACGCGGCTGCAGTTTATACGCTGAAGTCCACAACCCGCAATCAGTACGCAAGTTCCGCTCTGACCGTTACTGGTCTGACTAACGGAACCAAGTATTATATTGCGTTCTTCCCTGAGACTACTGACGGTGGTATCAATACCGCAACCTCTCAGAGAACTACCGGTACTGCTAACCGCATTACCATCAGCATCGAGCCTACTCAGAGCGGTACACTGACCTATAACACAAACTCTCAGACACCCTCTTGGAGTGGTTATGATACCGCAAAGATGACTATTGGTGGAACTACTTCCGGTACAACCGCAGGTAGCTATACTGCTACTTTTACTCCTAAAACGGATTACCGTTGGAGTGACGGGACAACTGCCGCTAAGGAAGTCACATGGACAATCGGTAAGGCCGCAGGCTCCCTTACTGTCAGCCCGACAGCAATTACTCTGAATGCCACCACAAAGACAGCAACCATCACTGTTACCAGAGCTGGTACAGGTAAGATCAGTGCTTCTTCTAATGCTACCGGCATTGCAACTATCAGTCCTGCATCTTCTACCGCAACTGGCAGTGTGACATTTACTGTATCAAGCGTAAACGATACAACCGGTTCTGCGACCATTACATTCAGTGTGGCTGCTGATACCAACTACAATGCACCGTCCAATAAGACTGTTGCTATTACCGCCTCTTTTAAGCCCACTGCTTCCACTACTGCAACAAGTGGCGTGACTTATACAGATGGCCTCTCTGATTTGGATGCCGAAACTGTGAGCCTGTTTGGTGAAGCTATTTCCAATAACAGCGCTATCACCAATACTACCTCTACCGTTTATATCGATTTTGGTTCCGTACACCGCAAGATCGATATTGGCGATCAGGTAACACTTGCGCTGAATGGCACGAACTACACCTTTGATATCATCGGTTTTAACCATGATACTCTGACAACTGCAGCGGCATATGGTGCCAACACAGCAACCGGCAAAGCCGGTATGACCCTGCAGATGCACGATCTGTTCGCCACCACATATCAGATGAATAGCTCCAGTACCAACAGCGGTGGTTGGAAGAGCTCTGCTATGCGTACCTCAACAATGGCAACCATGAAGGGTTATCTGCCCGATGATTGGGAGGCTATTATCAAGCCCGTCAACAAGGCTTCCGGCACCGGTGGCGGTTCTTCGAGCGGCACCGAAACTGTTTCCGACAGTTGCTTCCTGCTTGCGGAAATTGAAATCTTTGGTAGCACAACCTACTCTGTGTCTGGTGAGGGTTCTCAGTACGCATACTACAAGGCCGGCAACTCTAAGGTTAAGAACAAGAGTGGCTCCGCGAACTCCTGGTGGGAGCGTTCTCCTTATTCTGGCACCAGCAATTACTTCTGTCTTGTCGTCAGCAGCGGCAGCGCCGACTGTAGCAGCGCCGGCAACAGTCGTGGCGTCGCGTTCGGCTTCTGCGTGTAAACCCTATACCCAAAGCTACGATTGTACGCAGAATTCCTATGTGAAACAAGGGCTGTCCACTCTCCCCGGCAAGGGGAGATGGACGCCCGGACTTTCTATATATACAAACTAAAGGCAAGGAAGGTAAGTAAATTATGTCAGTGTACAAGTCAAAGCGAGGACTGAGCGCAATACAGTATGTTGAAAACGCTCGGCAATTACAGATCTTTACCATCAAAAACTGCGTTAAATTTCCGAAGCGATATACCTATATCGTTGTTCAGAAGATCGCAGAACTTGCCGAGGATATCGACACCCATGTGCGTATCGCGGAGTCTATCGTCCCTACAAATCTAAAAGAGGCGCAAAACAAACGCGACGAACTCAATTATGCATTTGGTTTGCTCAACAGTTTGGATGACAAGCTGCAACTTATGTACGATATTGTGTCAGAGAACCCGAATTTCAAGACTGAATTCAAGTGGCTACCGAATGCTATGCTTGAATGGGGTCGGCTGATCCAGACTGAGCGAAACTTAATCACGGGTGTGAAGAAAGCGGATAAGAAACGCTTCAAAGAAAAGTTCAAAGGCTACGAGGATAATACTGTCCCCGAAGACTAAGATAAAAAATTGGGTCAAGTCTCGTCTTGTTGTGTTCTGTTGAGTTGCAGCCGAGCTCCGCGAACAACTGGTGGGAGCGTTCTCCTAATTCTGGCAACAGCAATAACTTCTGTAATGTCAACAGCAACGGCAACGCCAACAATAACAACGCCAACAACAGTAATGGCGTCGCGTTCGGATTCTGTGGGTCAATAAGTCAATCAAAGTAACCATTACGGTGAAATTCGTACTTCCGCAGAAGGGAGGCTTGTTCCCGTAGCATATGTATATATGCTCAAAACAGTGTGCTGATGATATGCACCGGATGACGCTTCTTGCATGGTCGGCGAATACGAGAATAACCGATTTCATGGTGCAGACTACGCAGTTAGAACTCTCGTCCTACAATAAGACTGTACAGCACGCCTATTTCCAATTATGGCAGAAGGGTGAGGTATGAATAGCAAAGAAAGACATGAGGCACGGTATCAGAGAAGAGTAGCAGCGCGTCAAGCAAAGAGAGAGGCTTATAGTAAAAGCTTCGGGAATTATGAGGATGTCTTCTCATACAAGAACTTATATGAAGCAGGCAAAAACTGCTGTAAGGGTGTTATGTGGAAGAACAGCACCCAAAGTTATGCGGCGCGTATAGTTACGAATACCGCAAGCACGCATGATACATTGATGAAGCGTGAATTCAAGAGTCGTGGTTTTCACGATTTTGATCTGATAGAACGCGGTAAGCTACGGCACATTCGAAGTGTACATATTTCTGAACGAGTGGTTCAACGGTGTCTTTGCGACAATATTCTTGTTCCAACATTCTCTCATTCTTTTGTGTACGATAATGCGGCAAGTTTGAAAGGCAAAGGCGTGGACTTTGCTATGGACAGGCTTGATACTCATTTGCACAGATTTTACAGAAAACATGGTGCAGATGCAGTTAATAAAGCTTATGTCTTAACCGGCGATTTTTCAGATTTCTTTAATAGTGCTCCTCATAGCATTATCTACAAAGAAACGGAACGGCGGATTCACGATCCAGATGTGCGTCGTCTGGCTTGTCAGTTTATGGAAGACTTTGGTAGCAGAGGTTTCGGTCTTGGAAGTCAAGTTTCTCAAATCGACGCACTCATGGTTGCAAGTCCCCTTGATCATTTTATCAAGGAGAAATTGCGAATCAAGCATTATGGCAGGTATATGGATGACTTTTATCTTATCCACGAAGATAAGGAATACCTGCGGTACTGTATGGAACAAATCAAAATACAATGCGAAAAGTATGGATTTGTTCTGAACAAGAAAAAGACGAGAATAGCTCCGCTTCGAAATGGCGTAAAGTTTCTGAAAACCAAATTCTTTCTTACAGAAACAGGTCGGGTTGTTCGTAAGATGAACCCGAAATCTCCAATTAAAATGCGCCGCAAGCTGAGGATATTCCGCAGATGGATTGACGAGGGTAAGTTTACTCTAAAGGATGTAGAAACCGCGTATCAAAGTTGGCGCGGTCACATGATCCGTGGAGATAGTACCCTTGTTCTTCGTAAGATGGATGCATTTTACAAGACTTTATTCGAAAACAAGGAGGAACTTACTGATGGTACAGTTTTATGTGGGTGACACAATGATTGCATTGGTTGACAAACCCAACTGGGTTCGTGTGCTTAGCAATGGCGCATACGGCCTTTGCGAATATGCCGATGCCGAGGGCGTTGCTATTAACGGCACTGTCTACAATCTGGCTGGATTTGATATTGGCGGCGTTGGCGAGGTTTCATTTAAGGAAACCGACATTGGAACCGTTCTCAATGAGATGGCTTCCTATGCAGAGCTTGCCGCAGCAATTCGTGAGGGGGTAAATGCAGTATGATGACAGATAAAGAATACACTCTCGATACTATGAGAAATTACGGAAAGGCTCGCGCACAGAGCGTTCAGGAAACCGCTCCTACAATGACCGGAACTGAACTCAACGAACAGGATGGTTACATTCCCGATTTCGTTGCAGCTTGTGCTGCTATGAATATGCTGGAACGCAAGGCTGGTATGACTGATGGATTTGTATGTAAATCCAGCGCAGGTCGCGTTGTTCGTCTTCTGCAGAACTATGACAGTACAGTCTTTACCGCAGAGCCCGAAGATCTCCCTGCACAGTGGGGTTTTGTGTGGAGTCAGAATCCCGACAAAGCAAAACCCTTTATCGCAATGGCCACCTCTCCCTATATGACTGGTGACTGCTGTAGCGTTGAGGTCAACGGCGAAGATGGTGAAGTTGTTGTTCAGATTTATCGCTCCAAGGGTGATAACAATGTACACTCTCCCATCGACTGGCCTGACGGTTGGGAGTTTGTTAAATAAAACTAACATTTGCTGAAAAGAAAAACCCGCAAGGACATCAAGGGAATTAACCCAAGGTGCTCTTGCGGGCTTTTGTATTTTGTGCATTTGAAACGGGGTGATGAAACTTGAAGCAGTATTTGAGCGAACGAGAGTTCCAGCGTCAAATGAACAAGATCAAAAGGGATAACGCGCAGAAGCAGAAGCAACTTCTGCTAAAAGCGGAAAAGGATAAGTATAAAGGCACCAACCACATTGAGACCAGTAAGCTCATTGCAATTTATTTGTTCGGGCTGCTGAATGCAATCATCATTTATGCGATGGTTGCTATGTGGCGGTTCGGTGACTTCTCTTATTTGGGCGTGCTCATTTCTGATATTGCGGCGCAGGTTCTGATCTACGCTATCTATTGCATGAAAGCATATCACGCCAAAAAGCAAAGCGAGCGGATGAAATTCGACCGAGAAAAACTACAGGGTAGTCTCGGTGAGATTTTGGATGCCGGTGGCGAATGCCAGGAATATGTCCCTCTGACCAAAGGCACAGTCGATACAGTTGTACCGCCTGAAGATGCCGTGGGCTGAGGATTGAGAATTAAGCAGATCGGTTTACGCCGGTCTGTTTTCGCGTAATAACGGAGGTACTACAAATGGCGCTCACTGGAGCAAACAACGAAGAAAGAATTTGGAACTACTTGAAGGCCAAAGGCTTGAACGACTACGGTGTGGCCGGATGTATGGGCAATCTCTTTGCAGAGTCTGCCCTTAAGCCTAACAACCTTCAGAACACTTATGAGAAGAAGCTGGGTTATACGGATGATGAGTATGTCGCCGCCGTTGACAGCGGTAAGTATACGAACTTTGTACGGGACTCCGCTGGCTTCGGGCTTGCTCAGTGGACATACTGGTCGAGAAAACAGAATCTTCTCAACTTTGCAAAATCAAAAAATAAGTCTATTGGTGACCTTGAGATGCAGCTTGACTTCCTTTGGAAGGAGCTGTCTGAAAGCTACAAGAGCGTATTCACCACTTTGAAAACCGCGACTTCTGTTCTGGCAGCATCCAATGATATGCTACTCAAGTTTGAACGCCCTGCAAATCAAGGCGAAAGCGTACAGAAGAAGCGTGCTGAGTATGGACAGAAGTATTACGACAAATATGCCTCTCAGACCGCACAGAAGCCCTCAGGAGCGACGGGAACTGCTCAGGCAGGTAACTCGTCCACCACAACCCAAAGCGGCTCTACGGGCAAATCTGAGCCATCTGTGGGCGACATTGTGAAGTTCAAAGGAACAACACATTTTTCAAGCAGTAATTCTACAAAGGCTGTAGCCTGCAAACCAGGTGAGGCTAAAGTAACTGCAATTTCCAAAAACGCAAAACACCCCTATCACCTACAGAGAACACCCGGAAGTTCTTCTACTGTCTATGGTTGGGTTGATGCTGCAGATATTGAGGGTGTGTCTACAAATGCAGCTCAGACGATCACTCCATCTTCTTCAAACTTCAAGAAGAGAACCTCTGCTCCGTCCGCTTCGGACAGGTTTTGGATTCATACAAGCAATGGTGGTTTGAATGAGTGTATCGAAATAAACAATTCTGGCTCCTGCCTACCCAACTGTGTTGGCTATGCATGGGGTCGTTTTTATGAGATCACAGGCAAGCGTCCTGCGTTGAGTAGAGCGAATGCCGAGAACTGGTACGGCTATGCTTCCGACGGCTATAAGCGTAGTCAGACGCCTGTCGAGGGTGCGGTTATTTGTTGGCGCAAGGGGCAAGCTGGCGTATCTTCTGACGGCGCCGGTCATGTTGCTATTGTCGAAGAGGTTAAGAGCAACGGCGATGTAGTTACATCAAACAGTGCTTATGGCGGCACGCGGTTCTATATGCAGACCGTAACAAAGGCGAGCGGATATTCTATCGGCAGCGCCTATACATTCCAAGGCTTCATTCTGCCGCCTGCTGTACCTTCCACAGGTACAACAACTACAACGAAGCCCACTACAACTACAAACACATCTACGGGAGGTACTGGAATGAAATACAACTCTTCCAACAAACCGCTGGTGTGTATGATGACGCAGAGCACCTGCTATAAAGGAACAAGCAAGATGAAGCCTGTCGGTGTTCTGTGGCACAGCACCGGCGCAAACAATCCTTGGCTGAAGCGTTATGTTCAGCCAGATGACAATGCTTCCAATCGCGCAGAGCTGATCAATCTAATTGGTAAGAACAGTTACAACAACGACTGGAACCATATCACCAGACAGGCGGGTTTGAACTGCTGGATCGGTAAGCTTGCTGACGGCACAGTTACTACTATCCAGACCATGCCTTGGGACTATAAGCCTTGGGGCTGCGGTAGTGGCAGTAAGGGCTCTTGCAATAACGGTTGGATTCAGTTCGAAATCTGCGAAGATGGTCTGACCGACTCTACATATTTTAACAAGGTTTATAAGGAAGCTTGTGAAATCACCGCTTACCTGTGTGACCTTTACAATATTGATCCCAATGGTTACACCATGCTGAATGGTATAAAAGTGCCTAATATCCTTTGCCATGCAGATAGCTGCAAACTGGGTCTGGGCTCCAACCACGGTGATGTAAACCACTGGTTCCCAAAACACGGCAAGTCTATGGCTACTGCGCGTGCAGATGTAGCAAAGCTCATGGGATCTACCACATCAAGTTCTACCGTTAAACCCGAAACATCAACTACAACTAAACCTCAGACAACTTCTGGTGTCAAAGAGGGCGATGTAGTTAAGATTGCATCCGATGCAACCTATTACAACGGTAAGGTTATCCCGTCTTGGGTTAAGAACAAGAATTGGATTGTCAGCGAGGTCAGTGGCGATAGAGCCATTATTGACAAGTCTGAGGATGGCAAGAACGCTATCTGCAGCCCGATTAACACCAAGTATCTGACGGTTGCTAAAACTGTTTCTGTGGAAACAAAGTTCGAGCCTTATAAGGTCAAAGTTAATGCCGACGCTCTTAACATTCGTAAGGGTGCAGGCACCAACTATGCCATTGCCGGCACAATCAAAAACAAGGGTGTTTATACCATTGTCGCTGAGTCTGACGGCAAGGGCGCAAGTAAGTGGGGTAAGCTCAAGTCCGGCGCGGGCTGGATCTCACTTGATTACGCCGATAAGGTCTAACGGCCTGTCGAGAAAATGATATGGAGGTATGAATATGGATTGGATGGAAATTTTGAAGCTCATTGCAGCCATCGCTTCTGGTCTGGCTGCTGCCATTCCTCTGGCTATTCAGCTTGTCAAATATGTGAAGCAGGCCGTAAAGGAGCGCAACTGGAATGTTGTACTCAAGAAGGTCATGGAACTCATGGAGACTGCTGAGACCAAGTTCGAGGAGGGCGCAGAGCGTAAGGAATGGGTTCTGGCAATGCTCAAGGCAGGTTCAGATGGTATCAATTACGATATTGATTATGATGCAATTGCCGAAATGATCGACCGTCTGTGCGATATGAGTAAGGTTATCAATCCTGCCGTTCCTGCTACAGAAAAAGCAGGTGAGTAAGGCTTATGATTGGTTACCTTGAATATTTGGATGTGCCAGTAAAAATTGGTCTTGCCATCATTGGTAGCTTTCTCGTGATGCAGATCATTGGCGAGTTTCTTGAATTCAAGGGTAAAGTCGTGCCGGAGTTTCTTAAAGTTCGTAAGTTCTTCTCCAGAAGAAAGCGGGAAAAGAATGAAACAACACAAACGCTGAGAGAGGTTAGGCAACTTCTCAGCGAAGTTAATGCTCATTATTCAGAAGACAATATTACAAAGCGAAACAGTTGGATGAATTGGGTAAACGATCGTGCCATTGTATACGATGAGTCTATCATCGAGATTAGCAAAAATCTTTCTGATGTTACTCAGGCGCTGAAGGACAATACCAGACTGACTGAAGAAATGTTCATTCAGAGCAGCCGAGATAGGATTATTGATTTTGCCACTAAGGTAGCAGATGAGAAAGTCCCTGTTTCGCGAGAAGAGTTCAACAGAATTTTTAAGGTGTACGATAAATATGAAAAATTCCTCGAAGATCATAAGATGACAAATGGCGAAATTGATATTGCCTATCGCATTATCAAGGAGTCATATGAACAGCATATGCGTAACCATTCGTTTATCGAAGACATCAGAGGATATGCGCCTATTGAGTAAACAAAGCAATCGGATATTTGTGGGTGAAATGTTCGTTGACAAGCAAGAGAAGTTTCCAATAGGATTTCCTTTGAATTTATAGTGGGAGCCGTCACTTCGTGTGATGCGCTCCCATTTTTTTGCGCGGAAAAAAGAAAGGGCGGGAATGAGAGATATACTCCCAAACCCGCCCTAACTTGTTTGTAAAGTTTTGCAGATATAAGTTTGCTCTGTATGCTTATAACAATGTCGCTCTTGCGGCACTCTTATAAACAGGCAGATTTTAGACAAAAGAAAAACACCATTGTCGAAACAACAGTGTCTTTCAGTACATATCATGGTGTGCTCGTCAATTCAAAAGTGGTAAAAAGGTGGTAAAACCGACCACGGAAACCTTGAAAACCGCGTGATTACGGGCTTTTTTAGTCAATTGGTTTCATTGTGGGGATGTGTAACCGGATATTTTCATATGCTCTCATATCTTCTTACATCCTCATTCTTACAGGGTTTTCTGGACTTTCCTTCAATGTTTCTTCTTATATCTTACCACTACTTCGCGCCCAAAAGTGGTAGAAAAAGTGGTAAAATCAGTGGTAGGAAAATTGGCTTGTTATACGATTTTTATCTTGCCCTCAAGGCTTGCAAAACTCTGCTTTTTCCTATCCATCGTAGCTTCATTGTAGATGTCCATTGTCGTAGAAATATCGGCATGACCCATGATTTCCTGAATGACCTTGATGTCTCTTTCGTTCTCGCAGAACCTCGTACAGAATGTGTGTCTGAGTTGGTGTACGGAGAAACGAGGGATCAATACAGGCTCTCGCTGTTCCTTCTCTGCTGCTTCTACTTCCTGTTTGTTATGGTCGCGAACAATGCGCTCTATCGCTCGATTGATATTGTGTGGCGAAAGTACATACCCATAACGGTTGGAGAAAATGAAGCCGCTGTAGCCATCAATTTCCGTCTGATTGAATCCAGTAATTTGTTGTCTTTCGTACTCTTGCGTCAAGGCGTTCTTGACATCTTGGAACATAGGGATGATCCTTATACCAGCTTTGGTTTTTGGTGTGGTAATGTGGAACTCACACGATCCGCTATCCTGTTGCCGATAGATAAGGTTATGATTAACTGAGATAAGGTTCTGCTCAAAGTCGCAGTCTTCCCATCGAAGGCCAATAACTTCGCCAACTCTGCAGCCTGTTCCAAGCAATACCGTAAACAGTGGCATCCAATGAGAATACTGGATGCTGTTAGAACAGAAAGTGACAAAAGCTTCCTGTTGAGGTATTGTAAGGGCGTGCCGCTTTGGCTTTGTCCAATCGTGGCTTCGTTTAATCTCTGCCATCACACCGTCGCTTGGGTTCGCTCTGATCTTACCATCTCTGACTGCTGTAGTAAACACAGGATGTAAGATGGTATGGATGATTTCCAAGCTGTTTGGTTTGAACCCTACATCCTTAATAAGGTGGATATAGAACTTCTTGACATCGCTGTACTTGATGCTGGCGATCTTTTTTGTCCCCAGATCATCACGCACATACTTTTTGTACATATACTTGTAGTTCGTTCGGGTAGATTGCTTAAGCTCATATTTCGTTTCGATATAGTCATCGAAGAAGTGGTTGAGAGTGGTACGGTATGCTTCAATAGTGTCGATACCGTCCTCCAGATCTCTCATAATTCTGCGCTCTATATCTCTAAGCGGTTCCTTGCATCGCTTACCAGGCGGAACCTTGTCTGTGGCAACAAGCTTCCAACTATATACGCTGTGTTTTTTCCCCTGCCTATCGAAATATCGGAACTCGTACATACCGTCACCGCGCTGTCGCTCACATGACAGCAATATTCTACCCTTGCTGTCGCGTCTCTTCTCGGACATTATGTTCTCCTTCCCGACAAGAGCACACTACGATATGCAGTATAATATTGTAGCATATTTTCTCCTATCTTTCAAGACCAAGGGTTAAATATTATGTAGTTCATCGACCAAAGCTTCAAACTTTTTTCGTTTGATCTGTGGACGATTGCCATTCCAAAGCAGAAAATCTGCATTTCGATTCTCGCTTACAATCTGTCGAAGCTTTGTCTCTCCTATACGGAAGTAGGCAGCAGCCTCTTCGATTGTGAGCGTAAATTTTTCCCAAACTGGGACTTGTGTTGCGCTCATATACTGCCTCCTTTTGCGCGAGATAAAAAGAGAGGGCTGACATTGCTGCCAACCCTCTACTTTACGCACGCTTGTGTTACCTATATTATAATGTATTACTTCTTGGCGTCCGTAGAGCCCATACCGCCGTTTCTGACACCCTCCGCATTGTCGGTATAGGTAATTCCATAAGGAATAAATATTGCCTGTACGAAGCCGCTGCCGGCTTCTACGGTCAGTTCTTTACCCTCATTACTGTCGTTGGTGACCTTGGCAAAGATGTGACCCTCATTGTCTGAATAATAGTAATCGCTGTCGATTACGCCCATAGTGTTATTGAGCTGCAGACGATACTTGAAGCCCAGACCGCTGCGAGGCAGACAGCCCAACCACCAACCCTCGTCAATCTTCACACGGATACCGGTGGGGATCTTCATGGTCGCACCGGGCGCAAGAGTAAAGGTAAAGGGAGACTTGAAGTCGTAACCCGCACTACCACTGGTGGCTCTTTCGGGGAGCTTCAGTTCGTCGTATGCAGACCGGATCAGTTCTTCCTCATACTCTGTATAAAACAGCTCTTTCATAGCTTCATGGAACTGCTCAAAGCTTACCTTTTCAAATTCTCCAACTCTGTTCATCATAAACTACTCCTTTTATTCTCTCTGTTTTTGAATTGCGACTGAGCTAA